TCCAAACTACCCAACCTAATGCCCCGTTTGTTCTGCTTTTTGTTATTACTAACTCAGGAGTAACACCAAGATTGTGTGTGATTGTTGTTCCACTTCCCGTCCCTGTATAACAAACCTCATCAAAGAAACTGGGGGCGCGTTTAAAACATTCAAATACATAAGTATCTGATGCGCTGTTAAACCCAACTCCTGAACTTGTACCTAAAGTAAACCCTGTCATATCAAGAGTTCCTACGGCGTATATTCCTTGAGTTGCTTGCTCTGCGCTAGTTGAATTGGTATATATGGTTGGTTTTACGCCTCTTAGCCTATCCTGAGTGTATCTATCTAATGCACTTGAACCTCTAGTGCAATTTATTATCATGTCAGGAGAAAACCCAAGACCAGTTATCACTCGGTTATTTGTGCCAGTACCCGAAGTTGTCACAGGCGCAAACACACTCGTCCCACTCGTAGGCACTTTCATCGGGCCACGACGAATGGCTACGTATACATACGTTTGGCCTGATGCGTTGTAGTTTGTAAAGAGCGTAGTTTTAAACCCAGTGGCTGTTGGCTCAATTGCACCTATTAAACTTTCAGCATTTGATGCGTTGGGTATTAAACGTGCATCGTTGCTTGCATTGTTATCAACACACAAGCCCCGCATATTATCAAACAAACCCCAATTGTCTGCCCCGCCCGTTGATTGTTTAACAAGCAACCATTGCGGTTCGTACCCAAGTGTTATAGCTGTTGTCCCTGCGCCCCCGTCACCCGTATAAGACCCACACGAAACTACATTGTCAGTACCTGTTGCGCCAAAACCCCCTGCGTCATGGGCAAAGAGGTAGGCTATATATGTATCGCCAGAGGCGTTTGTTGAGCTATCCCCGCCAACCGTAAATACCGATGATGTTGGAGCAGTGTTGTTATAAAGATTGCCATCAGCACCATATCCAACTGTGAGGTTTAAATACATGCCACCACTAGCGGTAAGAACTCTGTGATAGACGGCCCAATTTGAAGTGCTGTTAACTTTTTTAGTGATGATGCAACCGGGAACACTGCCCAAGTTATGGCTAACTGTTCGCGGTGAACCCGTCCCTGTATAAGTCACAACATCAAAAAACTTTGGTTGCTTGCGGAATGTCCATGAGACATAGGTTACATTGTTTACGTTAATAGAACCAAGTGAATCCGCACCCAGCGAAAAACCGTTGGTATTAAATGATGTAAGTAAATTTGAGTACGTCCCAAACGCATTTTGTGCGCCGGTGTAATTTGAAATAATATAATTATTTGCGCCACGAACAGTATCAAATAAATAATGGTCGTATGGATTGCTTCTACCTTTGCACCACGTTAAACCACCATTTGCTGACAAATTAATGCCGTTGGTAATAGTCTGTGTTGCCCCTGTACCTGTATAAAGCCACGTTGAAAACAATTCTTCAATATAAACAGGAATAACAGCAGATGTGCCGTAGAAGTTTTGCACACTGATCTGACCACTACTTGGCACAGCACCGTAAGTGCCAGATGTTCCAGCGGCTACGTAACTACCACCAGCGTAATACTCATTCATGGCGATGGGATTAGACCCACCAAACTCAGTTTGGATGTCACCTAGGGTCAGTGGGCCAGATGTTGGTAGTGTCATTATTTAGACTCCAATGCTTTCACTTTGGCTTGCAACTCGTTGATGGCTTCAATCAGCAAGGGGACAAGGCGCTCGTACTGAACTGTTTTGTAGTTCTTGCCTGACTTGCTGTTGCCGTTCTCATCCAAGTCAAATGGTGCGGCTTTGACAATCTGCGGTAATACTGCTTCAACGTCTTGAGCCAACACACCAACTTGAACTTCATCGCTGTCGTAACCAAAAGACTTGGCTACTGAGTTGTTTGTGTAGTACACACCAGACAACTGTGCTACTTTGTCCAAAGCATTTTCAATCTTGCCACTGACAGTTTTCAGTCGTGCGTCAGAGTAGTACGCAGTGATGTTGCCTGTTGCGTAGATTGCACCAGCCCCGGGGTCTGCCGTTGTGCCTACTGAGAAACCACCTGTAGAAGAAACTCGAATTCGCTCTGAACCATTAGTAACAAGTCCAAGTACGCCCGATGCTGGGCTAAAAAATGTTGGTGTAGTGTTACCCGGCGTTGTTGGCGAACCTGCATTAAGAATTAAGACTGTTGTTCCTCTAATTTGCCCAACCACATCTAGAGGAAGACCCGGCGAACTTGTCCCAATACCTACATTGCCTGACGAGTCAATACGCATCCGTTCTGTGTTGTTAGTACGAATTGCGTAATAATGATTAGAAACTGTTCCTGTATAACCTCCCACATCTCCACCAGTAACTCCACCCAGATATGTAGTCACAGTTCCATCTGTTACTGTTCCGTAAGCGTTTGTGCCAGTTATACGGAATGCTTCATTAGCACTGGCAACTGCTAATTTTGTAGCTGGCGAACTTGTCCCAATACCTACATTGCCTGAACTATCAATGACCAATCTGTCTGATACTCCCGCTTCAATAATTTTAAATAAACCTGAAGTTCCAGTATTCTCAATTGCCCAAGTTCTAACACCTGTTTGTACTAATTTAATATTTGAATACCCTGCTGAAGCAGATGTAATATCCAGTTTAGCCGAGGGAGAATTTGTGCCAATGCCTAGATTTGTTCCGTCAAAACTTAAAACAGACCCAGTAGTCAATGCACTTGTACTTGAGGCATAAACCACACCGCCTGATGTGAATGATGTTAAGCCTGTGCCGCCGTTAGCCGTACCCAATGTGCCAGCCAAGGTGACTGCGCCTGTTGTGGCAGTGCTTGGGGTTAAGCCGCTTAGTGACGTTTGGAAAGATGTAACGCCCGTATTAACTGTGCCCGCTACCTTCACATAGTCCGTACCGTTGAAATACACAAAGGCTGTCTCGCCCACAGCGATTGACACACCGATCTGGCCCGATGCTTTAACAGTTACGGTGCTACCCGTAGCGGCGTTGACTACCACGTATGTGCGGCTGGATGATGGGGGTGTCAGAACCTTGGCTGTTGTCAGGGTTCCCGTTACTTTGATGATGGCAAACTGCGCTGATACAGTGCCTGCGCCTGTCAAAGAAGAAACAATGTTTGTTGCACTTGAGTCACCGTTGGTCAGCGACAGGGTTACTGCGCCGTCATTGGTCAAAGTTACAGTGCCTGCAACAGCAATATCTACATACCTTGTAATGCCGTTGTCTACCATGTCTCCCCATGTTCCGGAGAGTTCGCCCTGTACTGGAAGTGCCAGACCAAGAAGCGTTGAATATGCTGTAGCCATTTAGTGACCCCTAAGTAGAAATTATTGTCCAGCCCGCAGACTCGACGTTATCGATATTTTGCCAGTTTGCGTTCTCGCTGTCATCAATTAATGACCAGTAAAACACACCAAAACTTCCAAGCTCGCCCATCGCCTGATTACCGGTGATGGCTTTTAACCTTGCGCCAACTGACATCGTGCCAACTGAACCCAATGCTGACACTCCTGTGAGCGCCAGTGTTTTAACCGGAACATCATCACCAACCAAGCCCGAAGCCGCTACACCTGTCAGGGCGACTGTAACACCAGCGCCCGTAGTACCCACTGCACCAGAAGCCTCTACGCCATCAAGCACAAACTTGCGTGTAACAACGCCTACTTCACCAGTAGCCGATACGCCAGTCAACGCAACAGAAACAGTACCAACTGAGACAGAGCCAACTGCACCAGATGCCGCATTACCAGACAATGCCAGAGTAATACCCGGAGTCTCTGTACCAACTGCACCCGTAGCCTGAACACCCGTCAACGCTACCGATATAGTGCCAACTGCAACACTACCAACGGAACCCGTGCCTTCTACACCTGTTAAAGCAAGTGAGAGGCTAGGCCCAACCGTGCCAACTGAGCCAATACCCAGAACACCTGTCTCATCATCTGTAGTTGATACAGTGGTAGTACCAACCGCCCCCGCAGCAGAAACACCCGTCAGTGCAACAGATGCCGATTGAACAACAGAGCCAACCGCACCAGAAGCAGAAACCCCTGTTATGGGTACTTCGTAAACAAACTCAACACCAACCGTACCAACAGCGCCAGAGGCTTGAACCCCTGTTAACGCTAAAGATCGCTGGGCTACAGTTGCAGTCCCAACCGCACCAGATGCAGAAACCCCCGTTAGGGCTACAGTAACACTGACACCAGCAGAGCCTACAGAGCCGGACGCGGCAACGCCAGAGAGTTCAGATTGCTGACCTCCCCAACTATTGTCACCCCACGCCCCTGCGCCCCATGCAGTTGTCATGACCCGCCCTTAAGTCAGGCTAGATCAGGTTGTTGCCAAACGGATCAGCGCAGTAGTTGTTGTGTTAGAAGGCATCGTCAAAGTGAATGTACCAGCAGTCACAGTCTGTGAACCGAAAGTGTGCACGCTAACAGCCTTGTTAGAAGCAGATGAGTTGTAAATCAACACAGCATCAAAGGCCGTAGTCAATGTTACGTTTGTGTATGTAAAGCTTGCCGTAGGTGTCCAATAAGCTACGCCCGCCGTAGTAGACGAGTTGGTTGCCGTTGGAGAAGTACCATTGGTAATCGTTACACCGCCAGCCGTGTAGTTAGTGCCTGTAACTTCACCTGTAGTTGAGTAAGCCGTAGTGCTTGCGTTGTATGTAGCCGAAGCCAAATACAAAGCCGCTTTAAACGTGTTACCTGTACCTGTGGTGAAGTTGTGCGTAGCCGTCATGAGTTCGCCCATGAAAGAGGTGCACATCGCTTGGGTATTTGCCATGATATTTCCTTTACTCGAAAGATGCTGTTGTGGCGGTAAGTCCCACCGATTTTTTCAATTGAACGTGCACCGAACGGTGGACAAGTTCACCATCCAACCAATACTCCACCCATGTGGTGTACTCGTTATCATTATCGACGTCACCTTCACGCTTTTCAAGCAATGAATCGTCCATCTCGCCTTTGGTTGTATTTACAAGCGCCATAGGTTTCCTTAATTGATGCGAATTAATGCGTTTTCCGGATTGTTTGTCGGAAGTTGAATGGTAAAAGACTGGCCTAACATGGTCTGGTCTACACCAAAATTAAGCACGCCAACTGATTTCCCTGCCTTGGTAGCGTTGTAAATCAATGCCCCACGCGTTGTAAAGGTTGAACCTACCCATGAAGGGTTGTCAAAACTAACATATGCCACTCCCTGTGAAAGAAGGACAGTGACAGTTGTCAAAACTTGACCCGGTGCGGTGTACCCTGTTCCAGATACTTCATTTGTGCTGCTATACACAGTTGTGTCGGGCCCTAGCGTGGCAGAAGATGTATACAACGCAATACGAAATGTATCTGTTGAAAAGTCATGCACACCCAGTAACAACTGTTGTTTAAAGCTATTGGTAAGTCCTGCTGTAATCATCTATTACCTCACAGGCAGTTTAACTTGACCATCACGATAAGCATCACCACGCTGCTTGCCATCGCCCAAGTTCTTCAAGAGCATCAGCGCTTCTTTGTACTTGGTGTCGTACAAGACCATCATGTCCTGCTCACCCTTCATGTATGTATATGCCTCAACCAACGCACCATATAAAAGTGCAGAATCAAAGTTATCGCCCAACCATGTTGTTCCTGCATCCACAATGGATGGTGGGTAGTAATAAAAATGCAACTCTGCTCGGTAGTTAGCATCAGGTGTAGGACCTACAATAAAAGTAAGCTCATTGATACTTGAACTATTTGGTCCAAAAATAGCGTAATATTTTGGCTTTGCCCTAGACGCCGCATTTGGATAAACTTCACGAATAAAGTTCACATCTTTATTTAAAAGATAGGTGTAATCGCCTTGAATAGCCATGGCACCGGATACAGCACCTGAGTTAGCTACAGACAATGTCAACGTCGTGCCGTTAATGACTGTGATTGCTGCGCTGGTTCCAATACCTACCCCAGTCACATACTGCCCTACTTCTAAGCCAGAAGCACTCGATACCACAATCGTATATGCACCAGAGCTACCAGTAGCCGTAGGCGTGTTGTAGGAATAAACAGCCAATGAGTAAGAAGACAAATAATCATCAGGGGCCGCTAAATAGCTATTTCCAGCCGACAACACCCCCGTCATATTTTTTCGTAAATTGGCAATCTGTACCGAGTTGTAAATGCGCTGCTCTGCTTGTTTTGTAAACGTAGATAAATTAGAGTCAGTAAAACCCTGATTCTCGGTATAAGCAATGATGGCAGCTTTTAATTCGGTGTATGTCATGTGATGCTCGTTCTGACTGTTCCAAGGACTGCCGAGACAACCAATGGTTTGGCATAAGGCATCGGCATCATTCCGATACTTGCAAACGAAGTATCAGCCGTGAACCCGACGTAGACGGTAACGCCAAGTCTACTCTCTGGGCGAGGTTGATGCAAGGCCTGCGGTTCATTTATTGTGCGTTTTGGCTCCAACTGTGGATGCTTGGGCTCATAGCACTCAGGACAAACTTTAAAGCCTGTCCATTCCTTGATAAGCGTATTGAGTTTGTACCGTTGGCCACATCTGTCGCACAGCGCAATTGCAAATTTGCCTGATACATAGGCCATGGTTTACCTCTGCGTGTACGTAGGTACCACAAAGAAGCCCGAACGCTCACGGTCTTCAGAAGCTGCACGTGCAAACTCTTCTTCGTACATTTGCTTAAGCAACATGACACGATCAGGCGCTTTTTTGACTGCCAAATAATACGCCAATCCGGCTGCCAAACAAGGCAAGAAGCGGAAAGAGATGTCGGCTGTGTTTGTAAATGCACCCGCATTATCCATGCGAAGAATTGCATAGTAGACAAGCGTCCATGTCTGTGTTGAATCCGGTGCTGGGTATAAAAACACCTTGGCCGGCACAGTACGCTGGATGTAGTACTGCGCAGGGCGCGACTGGGTCAACTTATTGGGTACATGGAGCCACTCTGCGCGGCCTATGCGGTCAATTGTGATGTCCTGCTGGGTAGACTGGCCTGCGTTGGTCCGGATCACGGCTGAAAGGCCGTCAATCGTGTCCGCAGGCAGTTCATACTCATACACACCGGGCGTCAGCACCTGCTGGCGCTGCTCAATCGTCCAAAGATTTAAACCACGGTTAGCCCACTCTGCAAAAATTAAATTGACAGAGCGGAGCGCCGTTTTCATGTCATATCCGTCGCGCACCTCAATACCGCAGCGCTCATACGCCTCAGCTATGAGGTCATCAAACTGCAGATCAAAGTTGGATATGCCAGAAGTGGTCATCTTAGTAGATCATTGCTGTGCGGGCACGGGCTGCGCCAACACCACGAACGTTAACCTTGTCACCCTGAACGCTCTTTTTAACGTTTTGGCTGAGAGTCTCGCCCTGAGATTGGCCCATACCGGCAACCATTCCACCCTTAGCAAAACCTTTTTTAGCAATGCCCTCGCCTTTTTTTGCAAGACCACCGTCTTTGTAACAATTTTTCATTTCGCCACCTTGTCTAAATTTTCTGCCTTTACTGGCCTTACTGAAATCCATCGCCACAGATTGTGGGATGCCAACTTTCTTTGCAAATGCTGGATTATGCGCCGCCGCATCCATCAACTGCTTTTGTTTTTTACTGACTGCGGGCATTTGCTGCTCCCATTAAACGGTCTAACTTTTCGTCCAACCTGTCTAGTCTATCCAAAACACGGTTGATGTCTGCATGGACTTCGGCTTTGGTCACATATTCCTTGGCAATTTCTTCACGGGTGCGATTGAGCAGGATCTGAAGACGATTAATCTCAGATGCTTTGTCGCGCAATACCCAACCCACGAATCCTATACCTGCCGTTAGGATCATGTTCCAAACAACGCCTTCCATTTAGCACTTCCATTTCCGTAAGCTCTTGTTGATCCGGCTATCTGGATCCTTGGCGGTCTTCTCGCTTGTCAACTTCTTTTTCATGCCTTCCATTCGGGCACAAAAGCTGTCTTTGCGAGAACCTCCCTCTGGCTGCGGGGCCTTTAATCCGGGTTTACCCGGATTGGCCTTGTTGTAAGAAGCACGGCCCTTGGCGTTTAATCCGCCGCTGGGACTTTTGCCCTCTTTCCGCTGCCAAGCAGGAGACTTAGCCATTTCAATACATCTTGCAGGGCTTGTTACGAGCCAAGCCTACGCCACGCGGTGTAGTGGAACCAGAAGGAGCCACTGTTTTGCGAGGGGTCTGTTTAGCACCGCTTTTAGACATGTCTTGCTTTTGCGCACCGGGTTGAACTTCACCTTGGTACTGGTCATCTGCCATTTTTGCTGCTCGTCCCATTTTGGACTCCTTATCCGTAGAAAATTGTAAGGCCGGTTTGATTGGTCATTTGGCCATAAATACCATTGCGTGCAACGATACCGTCACCGGGAATCAACAACGGCACCACATCAGATGTGTTGTTTGTATCCAAAGACATCAACCAACGTGTGCCTTGAGTTCCTGCCGCACCTGCAGTGATAGAGCCACTGTTGATGTCGGTGATGGTGTAAGTGTTTGCGCCAGTTTTGGTAATCGTGTAATTACCATTTGTCGCTGTACCACCCGTGCCAGCAGCAAAGGTTAAGCCAACCACATCACCTGTTACCAGTCCGTGGGCGTTGTTTGTAACTGTCACTGTTGTGCCAGAGCGTCCATAAGTAACAGACACAGGGGCCGTTGTGGTATCCCACATGTTTACCGTCCCTGCCGTGCCGCTACCAATCTGAATTAGCGCTTTTAAACGCGAACGGCCGTTGACAAGCTGGCCACTCGCGTTGATATGCGCCGATAGTACGTCAAATTGAAAACCCATAATTAATCTCCTTGTAAGCGGGGGCCAAGGCCCCCTAGATCAATTAAGCAGTACGGGTAAACACGTAGGCCGTTGCGCTTGAGAACATGATAGTGAAACGAGCAAGGCCGGTTACACCCGAAGCAACTGTCAAATCACCAAAACTGGTAGCACTGTCCGCCGCAGCAGTAGACAAAATGCCGTTTGTAGCAACAGCAATAGTCACCGTGCTTGCACCACCAGTATTGTCAATGTACAGGTCCATCACTGTGCCTTTTGCAGCACCAAGAGCAGCGCCAAGCAATGTGCCTGTTGGCAACGTGATGGTTGTAGGGGCTGCTGAAGTGGAAGTGATGTAACCTGTTGCAACTTGTGCTGCAGTAGCCACGCCTGTAGCGTTAATGGCAGCGGTTGAAGGGTGATTCTGATCAGTGAAAACCAAATTTGTGGTTGTCAAATTGGTTACGCTGGTAGTAGCACCAAACGTAGCGTTGACAGTGACTGCGCCTGTGGTAGCGCTCTTAGAGATGGATTGAAAGCCATTTAGGGAACGAACTGGTCCCGTGAATGTGGTATTTGCCATGGTATTTCCTTACATACAAGTGGAGGTGCATTATTCTGTATGTCGTCAGCCGGGACTGTTTAATGCACCGGATAACCCCGGAGTGATTGCAATATACACCAAATAAAAAGGGAGCACAAGGCTCCCTTTTCAAATATTTCCAAAGAAATATTATGCGCCGGGCGAACCGTAAGCGCCACGTGGGTCAGACCAGCCGAAGCTGTAACGCTCACGAGCTTTGTAACGAACGTTACCTGTGTCAAAGTCGCCTTCAAAGGCTGTTTTGATAGGTGAGCGCTCGAACATTTTCAAGCCGTTAGGTGCATCAGTGATGATGAACCAAGCATTGACGTCTGTCAAGTAGTGGTTTACAGAGTAGCCTTCTGGGAGCATGCCCATAGACTTAATGGCGTTGACATCATTGTCAGCAGTGCCAGTGCGCAAAGTGCTCTTCATCAGGCGCTCTGCAGTGAACTGCAGTTCCTTAGGAACAATCATCTTGCGGCCAGTCAAAGCGACCTTCAAACCACGCTCGTCGATGAACGCGGCGATGTCGATCAAAGCCTGCTCCAACGATGTCTCATTCAAATCTGCAGGCACTGCGGGAGTGTTTGCATAGTTGGAAGACAAAGCAGTTGGGTGATCGGTTGCGAACAATGCAACGCCGTCGCCGCCGGCATAGTTGCCGCCAGTGAAACCGTTGTTCAACACAGAAGCAGCTTTTACTTGCTTTGTGAAGCTCATTGAACGAGCCATAGCTTTGGTGTAACGACCAGACAAGCGGTCATACAAGTTATCTTCCACAGCTTCCTCTGTCAACGCGAAAGCCATAGCAACGGTTTCGTGTGTGTAGCGGGCTGTGAAGGATTCCAGTGCTGTGTCGTACTGAACGCCGGCACCCTCAGTTTTCACTGGAGCAGAGCCGAAGCCAGTCAACATGACCTCTTCTTCAAATGCACGGTCTGATGTCTCAATAGAGAAAATCTGCTCGTGCTCGTTTTCGTAACGCTTGTACTCTAAGCCGAACAGTGCGTTCAGGCCGGGCTCAAGTTCTTTTACCAGTTGGGAACGTGTAATAGCCATGATTATGCTCCGTCAGCAGCAACGCCTGTACTACCGTACTGGTGTTGATTAAGTTTAACAACAACCACAGCGTATTGGCCTAAAGAGTTATCAGCTTGATCGCTCAAACCAACAATCTTCATAGTCAATGCAGCAGTCTTCGCGGGAGTGCCCAATGTACCGTTAGAAACACCAGTCGTTGTGCTACCAGTTGTGGAAGCGGTGGGATCAGCGTTCTTACCGATATCGGCTTGAGCAATAGTACCAGCAGCTTGGATCAAGAACAGTTGGTTGGGATCATCCAACACTTCGCAAACGATCTGGCCTGAGGTGATATCAACACTACCGGGGTAGAAGTTTTTCCATGTGGGCTTGCCCGCACGGGTTGGGTCATTGTACTGACAGCCGTTGAAGACGCCTGTGGGGGCGGCATGTGTAGCTGCGTCATACTTAATGATGTAACCGTCGTATACGACGACCAAGTCGCCTTGGTAAATTGCTCCGGACTGATTATCCGCAATTTGATAACCGTACTGCTTCTGGGCACCAGTAGCAGAAAGGTTACCAATGGGACGCAGGCCAAAAGGCTTATTAACGTTTGCCATTTGTAGCTCCTACAAAAATTTGAAGTATCAACATTTTACTGTTGACGGAATGTTGTGCGCGAGCTCCTTTCGGGGCTCTGAATCCGCATTGTAGAGTGTGCGTTCTCTCGCATCATCTCGTTGTCAACGGCATGTAACTGTTCCTGAGCCTTACGGCGGTAATACTCGTTGCGCTCTGCAATAGTCTCATCAGGAACTCTTGCAAGCAAAAGTCCACCTACAGAAACCACTCCAGCATGCTTACCGTCATCAACGGTAGGCATCATGCCTTGATATTCTTCTGGCAACTCTTCAAGACGGACTAGTTCATAGCCCTCACGAAGACGTCCGTAGACGTTTTGTTTATCCAGATGGCCATTCACTTCGGCACGGATCCAACGATGCTTAAACCCTTCGGGGGCAGGAGGCGCGTCAAGACGTGAGGGAGGGGTCCAAGGACGGCGACGTTTTTCCGTATCGCGGGTTGCGCGAGGGGCTTTGTCGATAGTAACTTTAGTCATTGTTTCACTCCTTAACATACTTGGCATACTCTTCAAGAGGAACGCCCAGTTTTTTTGCTATAGCAACCTGACTCGGCGAAAGCCGGACAGTACGGCGCGCACTATTTATTCCCGAACTACGGGCGGCAGGGGCAACAGCAGGCGCGGAACGCTGTTGTCTGGATTGGTCTTTAAACTTGTCTGGAAAAGTATTCCTAACACGTTTGTCAAGTTCAGTATAGTACTCATCTGAAGACGGGTCAACACCTTCTTGTTCAACAAGTGTTTGATGTATGCCCCAAGCAGCATATGTCATCACCCGATCTTGTCCAAACCAAGAGTTTTGCTCTGCCCATTCCTCTGCACGAGGACTAGGAGCAGGACGTTGTGGCTGCGGAGCAGGTGCTGGTTGCACTTGCTGATATTGTTGCTGTTGAACAACTTCTTGCTGCGATTGCAACCAACCGGCTACTTGACGCTGCTCACCGCTCAAGGCAGATAAGCGCTCTTGCGCTTCCAACTCAGTGCTAACATCGTTTTCTTCACGTGCCTTGGCAATGATTTGGCGCAACTGCACCTGTTGGGTCTCTAGACGTGTCTTGGCTTCGTTCAGGCGACTGTAATCCGTCTGCACAAGCTTCTGTTGGAGGTTCTGCGTCTGGTTCTGCAGTCCTTTGGCGTACTCAAGGGCTGCCTGCTCACGGCGCTCGGCCTCGCGCATGCGTGCAGTGAGCTTGGAGATGCGCTTTTGCACACCTTCACTGATTTCATCCAACTCGTTTTTAGGAGCAGACTCTTGTTCAGGTTTTTGGAATATCTTAGCCTCTGGCTCAGGCATCGCGGGGCTCTCGTCGCCCTCAGGTCTGTCAAAAGTTACGTCTGTAGCTTTTTCTCCATCCCCAAGGTCAAATTCAAGCTGCGAGTCATTCATTACTTGTGTCATATGCTTCCTTACATGTGCAGAATGTCTTCTGGATCGCTGATGCGGGCCAGAATTTCATCGTCATTGAGAATACGGATTTCTCCACCATTGATGCCCATTCGTGCGCCCGCGTAACGGCCAAAAATGATCCAATCGCCTTCTTTACACCAAGGACCGTCCGGAAACTTGTCGGTGTCTTTGTAAGCAAGTGGGCCAACGGCCAAAACGTATGCGCAAGTGGTAGTGAGTTGCTGTCGTTCCAAGGTTTCTTCGGCTAATTCAATGCCGCCCTTGGTTTTCTTAGCGCCTCTGTAGGGCAACACCACAACACGCCAGCCAGTTGGCTGTGGAAGGTGATCCTTGATGTTTTCAATACGCTGCTCTTCTTCTGCCTCTTCAATCTTGGCAGCTTCAGCAGCAGCGGCCTCAGCGGCGGCTTTTTCAACCGCTTCCTCAGCCCATCGCTTCTCTAATGCAGTCATTTCCATCTGTTGGTCCTTTATAGATCAGAGTTCTTGTTCAAGACATCCTGTATGGCTTCCTGAACAAACGAATAACCCTCTAACCTGCCCATCAAATGTTTGTACTGCTCCATCGATTTGACATTGCCGCTGCTAACGAAGTCTTTAGTTTCGTTTTCAAGCCTGCGAATGGCAAATATGACTTTCTCTGCAAATTCAAGCATGGATAACTCCAATGAAGCAGACAGATAGACCCCTGTCCGAAGGTTACGTGGCTATTATGCACACTTTTACGCTAGTTTTACCTTCTTAAATGCATCTTTTCGGTAAACATACGTCACTCGTGGGTCATTTTGTGGTGTTTTTACACTTTTTGGTGCCCCAGACATCTCTTTTGGCGCTTTTTTAGGCTTTTTTGTTGCTTTGGTTTGCATTTTTTGCTCCTTGTTGGGCATTTCGTATGGCATCTTGTGAATTCTTCTGTGCAGCAGCCTGTTGTTGCAGTGCCAAACGAGCAGAATCGAACTGAACGTCCGCTTGTTCCTTCTGTTGGTCCAATCCAAGGCGTTGTTGGTCCACCTGAAGCTTGGCTTGGTCACGCTGCGCGCTTTGTTGCAACTCTTGTTTCTTCAATTCCACCAAAGGATCAGTCTGTGGGCCCTGTAATTGGACCTGCAAAGCCTTGACCTCTTGGAAGCCCTGCGCAACTTTAATTGCGACCATTGCTTCACGCTGCAAAGAAGAGACAAGTTGATCAGGATCCGTGCCATATTGCTTGAACAACTCGGCTTCCACCTCTTCTTCCGCCTTTAAACGGATGTGATCAAAGATGTGTTTTTGCAGAGTAACCGCCACGTTAGGCATACCACCCATCATTGGGCTCATACCAAACAAAATGTGCGTCATGATGTGCGCATCGTGCTGCTGGCCGGCAAAAGCTTTGAGCGGTGAGCCGTCCAGTGCCTGTGCATTTTCGCTTGCAGGATCCTTTGGTTTATCTACCTGTTGGCTGTTGAGAATTGTGTCAATGTCACGCACACCGATGGCTTCATACATGCGGCGATAGGCCTCATACATGTTGTGCATCTGCGGTGCGCTCTGAGCCAGTTGCAACTGGGTCTGCGCCATCGTGATACGCTGGGCAACAGAGAAGATGTTGGGGTCAGAAACAGGCAATACATCGATGCGGTCATCAAAGTCACGCGCCTTGATTCTGCGGCTCTCACCGGGCACATCGTATGGATACTCAGCAGGCAAATACTCTGCAAAACCCTTGGCCAGCAACTGAAATTCCATGCGCTGGCTGTAATGCAAACGCTTGTGAATAGCAGACATGACCGCGCTGCCTTTTTCAAGCAACGCAATCGTTGTTCCCACGGCAGCATTCTGGTTGCTGTCACCCACTTGCATGTCCGTAATGCCTGCCCAACGGCGGCCAGCATCTACGCCGAACCCAATCAGCGCAAACAGCGTCTGGCTAGGCTCTTTGTATGGCAATGGCAACAGCGATGCAGACAACTCTGCACCACCCGCGTCCATATCCCTGAACTCACCGGGTGACAAAGGTGTGTCGTCATTCGCAATCCGCGCGCCCTTGGCTTTAAAGCCAGCAGGCAAGTTAGCCAGCGTTCCAGCGTCCACCAATTGCTGCAGTGCAGAAGTAGCCGTCTTCGTCAAACCACCAACCAAGTGCAAGAAGCCCAAGCCATAAGCACCGGGGCCCTGCACAAGCAAATAATGCACGTAGTATTGCTTGCGGTTAAACAGAGGATCGCCCTCTTTCCAGTTACGGCGCACGCCCACCACAGATTGAGATATTTCGTCAATTGTGACGACGTAAGGCAGCTTAATTCCTGTCTCTTCGCCATCTTCATCCTTGTGCTCAAAGCCGCGGATGTCCAAATCAACCAAAATCTCTAACAAACAGATCTCTTCTTCCACGCCAGTAGGTACAACGCCTGTTGTGCGGTCTACTTCCTTCTTGATTGTGCTTTGGCCAGTCTCTGCCGCAGTTGTCATCTGCGCTGTATCCAAATACTGACCACGAATCACTGCTTTGCGGTAATCGTTGGTGGACATCGGAACGCGGTGCGTGATCCGTTGGCATTCGCTCATCACAGAAGAGCCGGTGTAAGGGATATAAAGGTTATCAGGCAGCACCAAAGCGCTTACCATGCGGCCTTTGGTCTCGTCAAAATACACTTTCTTAAATGCCGAGCCGCCAAAACCAACATAGAACAGCAACTGATCAAAATCAGGTGTGTACTCTTCCATCACTGTCGTGATTTGGTAGTTCATGAAGTCACGCACGCGGTCCGCTTGCATCAACTTCTCACGTGTTTCCTTGCCCAGCACTTGCGTGCGCACAGGACCGCCCGCAGGCATCAATTCCTTGAGCGCTTGGGCTTGGAA